CAATGCCCCTGCGGAAGAAGAAGTAGGGGTAAGAAGATATTTATCCGAACCGCTGGTATTAACTCTCATTAAATAATAAGTAACATAACCACTCCCCGAATCTATGTCTGTGTAATTATAGCTTGCAATCGCTTTCTCCATAGGAATTGGAAAGTTAATTGGGACTACTTCCGCCATTAGTCTATGACCCCCTCTCCTGTCAAGATGAAATCCTTATACTTATTATCGTCGACAATCCGCTTCACGATGTCTATGTAACGAGCCCAGAGAAGATTAACAGCCATTAACGCCTCCTGTCGTGACGTGAAGCCAGACATATCATAGTTTATCGCCGCAACCGCCGCGTAACACGCAACCGCCTCTCTTAGAATCTCTTTACCTATTGTCGAAACTGAAGAGTAGTTTGTAACCCAGTCGTATCTCGTGTCGAGGCATATCTTACCCTCGGCTTTTTTAATGTAATAATTTGTGTAAGCCTCAGCTGTCGAAGTCGCACTTACTCCCTCTCCCGCTTCTTTCAAAACGTCGGCGTTGTTTGCGAGAGTTCCTTCTTCCGTCATTATCTAATCATCGCGATACGTGCGTGCTCTATTTTAGTTATTAATCGTTCGATAAAGTCGCAAACTGCGAACGCGTCGTCAGAAATCACTTTTTTATTTTCTTTTTCTTCGGCTTTTGCAGAAGCATAAGCGTATTCCTCTCTTAGTTTCATACTTTTATTCTGTGGACAAATATATTTAATTGTTTGTATTTGGTTGCCTGTGCGAGACGGATTAATCCCTCTGCGATGTGGGTGTTATTTCCGCCTATCCTTATCTGCGGAACTCCACGCACATCCAAGACATACTCATACTGGACTGATTTTAAGGATTGAAAAATTGACTGGTCGTCGAGTAAGTGGATTTTCCCTTTCTCCAATAAAGTTCTTAAATGAAAATATAATTCTGTTTTCAAAATCCCTTTCTCCTTTCCATCTGCGTCGATTACTCTCTTGGAGTTGTTAATCCCGATGGTTTTTCTCTTGGTTTGGTCTTCGTCCATCATCATATCAAACACGCCAATCCCTATTCCCTCGTCATCCACGAACATCTTACGAAAGTCGTATTTGTTATCGAGTTCGAGGTTGGCTTTGAATGTGTCTGTTAAGTAGGTTTGTTTCGTTACAAGGTTTTCTACGTGGATTAAGTCAGGGTCGTCTGAGTTTGTAAGATAGCCGATTTCAAAAGTAGTTTCATCTTCTCCCATTCGTGCTATGTCTTGTCCGAGATAGTAGTCTCTGGCAATTATATTCTCTGGTCTTGTCATAGTTTGGGATTTTTTAATTAATTCATCAGGAAAAAATTGCCTTAAGTCCTCTAAAAATAAGCCCTGATACTCCTGTCCGAACTCTAACTTGCTCATCGTTCGTTTGTCTGCTTCGAGAGTTGCGAGGGCTTTGGCTTTTCTTTCCTCAGTCCAGTCTAACGTTATCTCTCGTTCTTTGATTACTTTCTCTGTTGTCGTGTAGAAAACCTTAAACCTTGCGTCAGGGAGTTTAAGATTGTAACTCTCATTAAACATCTCCCAGAAATAACCTTGTTTCCCAAAAGGAGTTGAGCCGAGCCATATTTCTCCCGCTGACATAAGTATAATAGGTCTAACAGCCATCCAAAAGAACTTCCCCATTCTCGCGGCTTCATCAACAATTAAGATATCAGCCTCAAAACCTCGCCCTGAGTCCCCTGTATCCCCTGCTGCCCTGCATCTCATTACACTCTTGTTTTTCAGGGTTATGGTTTTCTTGTTAGTTTGGGTGTTTGATTTTCGTAGTTGGTTTGGGGCTGTTTCAAGTAAGTATTCTTTCGCCATTTCGATTATAAGCATAGCTTGCTCTTCGGTAAATGAAAATAAAAGAACTCTTGTTTTTGGTTTTTTGAGCATTCTATCTATTGCTCCGCGAGCCATTATGTAAGTCTTTCCTACTCTTCTCCCTGTACAAAGGAGTTTATCTCCTTTATGTTTAAGAAACTCTTTTTGCCAGTTATCAAGTTTTATTCTCATTTTCTTGTTGTTTTCTTTTTAAGTAGTCAAATTGTTCAGGTCTGTTTTTAATAAGCCAAAGGATAAGTCCGAGTGGGTTATTGTGAGCCGAGATAGTCCGAGAGAAAAAGTGATGGTTCGGACATAAGGAAAGCCCGTTGAGTATGTCGTGTTTCGTTTCGTGGATTTCTCTTGGAATTATGTGATGGGCGTTAAGTCGTTCTGTCTTTCCGCAGATTACGCATCTTCTCCCGTCTCTATCCTTAACAGCGTTCGCCCACGCCTTATCCTCTTTCGTAAGTTTCAAAACTCCTCTCATAGTTTCCATAGGAGACGAAGGTTAATAGATTTTTCCACTTTTCCATACGTTCCATACGTTCCATACGTTCCATACGCAACGTACCCTACATAACCTATGGAACGTATGGAACTCGAGAGATCGGAAGAGCACACGTCTGAACTCCAGTCAC